GCTAGAGGCCATCAACATTGAAATAACATCCAATGATTTTAGACCGCTTATGCAAATGTCTATTGAATCGCTTGATGTTTATAGAAAATCAATAAATAACAAAACTGGTCAACCTATTTACTATGCAATCGTTGACAACACTTTAGAACTTGCACCTATCCCTGATGCAAGTTATACATTACAATTAACCTACTACGGAAAGATTGATGCACTTTCTGATTCTAATACAAGTAATTTTGTATCAACGGGCAACCCTGATCTTTACTTGTACGGAGCATTAAAACACGCATCAATATTTCTAATGGAAGATGAACGAGTACCATTGTTTACTGCTCAGTTTGAAAAAGCCCTAGAAGAAATGCGACTAGAGCAAGAGAAAGCTGAATTTGGTAAGGGTTCTTTGATGCAAAGAAGAAGAACCTACGGAAAAGTTCGTAAGAACATACACTATTGGAATAATAACTAGGAGAAATAAATGGCTGGATTTAGCGATTATTTAGAAGATAAAGTATTAGATCACGTTTTTGGCGGGACTGCTTACACTGCACCATCTACACTTTATGTGGCTTTATATACTGTAGCACCAACTGATACTGGTGGCGGTACTGAAGTTTCAGGTGGAGCTTATGCAAGACAAACTGCTACATTCAACGTATCAGGTACAGATCCCACAACCGCAACTAATGCTGCTGCTGTAGAATATCCAACTGCAACCGCAGACTATGGAACAGTTGTAGCTGTAGGCATCATGGATGCACTTACAAGTGGTAACTTACTTGCTTATGCAAGTTTAGATACTAACAAGACTGTATCAAATGGCGATGTATTTAGATTTGATGCTGGTGCTTTAGACATCACATTAGCTTAATAACATGGCCTCAGTAGGCTATGGTGAATACACCTACGGGAAGTCCCATTACGGACAGCCCGTTTATCATTTTGGCATAGCTACATCTGCGCAGACATCAGGAATGTCTGCTGCTGGTACTCAAATTGACAATGCTTCTGCAACATCGGCTCAGACATCTGGAATGTCAGCAGCAGGAGTTCAAATTGATTTAGGTACAGCAACATCCGCACAAACAAGCAGTATGACTTCTGCTGGTGTGCAAATTGATTTAGGATCAGGAACTTCAGCACAAACCTCAAGTATGAGTGCTGTAGGTAATCAAATTGATCGTGGATCAGCAACCATTGCTCAAACCTCATCAGGAACAGCTACAGGAGTTTACACAGTTACCGCATCAGGTACGAGTGCAGAAACTTCTAGTATGACTGCGGTAGGCAATCAAATTGACAGAGGATCAGTAACAGGCGATATCCCTGCTCAAGAAATCTCTAGTTTTTCAGCGAGTGGTGGTTTAAAATGGACTGAACAAGTTGTTGCAGACACAACTTGGACTGAATTAGGCAAACAAGAAGCAGCTTAAAGGAAAGATTTATGGCAGATACATTTACAACTAACTTAAACCTAACCAAACCAGAGGTCGGTGCATCCACCGATACTTGGGGTGGTAAAATTAATACAGACTTAGATACAGTCGATGGCATTTTCAGCTTATCTGGAACTGCGGTTGATATGGGCCAAGTTGACTTCGGTGGCGCAGTTGTTGTTAAAGGGACTAACCCAAGTTTAACAATAGGCGATGGCGATGCTGAAGATACAAAACTTGTCTTTGATGGTAACGCCCAAGACTTTTATATTGGTCTTGACGATAGCGCAGATGACCTGGTTATTGGTTTAGGATCAACAGTTGGTACAACACCAGCAGTTTCTATTGATGAAAACCAAAAGGCTACTTTTCCAAAAGCAGTAACAGCCTCAACTTCAGCAAACATTACACAGGTTGCAATTACCTCAAGCTCAAACTCAATAGCTTGGGATGCGGCAGCAGCAGCCAACGCATATCATGTGACTACAGAAAACACGACTTTTGCAGCACCAACTAACGCTGTAGAAGGTGCAATTATTTCTGTAGAAATAGCTCAAGGTGCAACAGCAAGAACAATCGCTTGGAATACAGTCTTTGAATTTGCAGCAAGTACAGCACCTACAATTACCGCAACTGCTAACAAAACTGACATACTGTCATTTCGTTATAATGGCAGCGTGTGGCAAGAGATTGGTAGAGTACAAAACCTAGCACAAACATAATATGGAAACGCTACAGCGTACAGCAAACAGAGGAAGCATATCGACTGGCTTTGATATTGATAACTCTTTGAAGTTAGAAGAAGATAATACTGAATATCTGCACTTTACCCCATCAAGTCAAACTGATTATGAAAGGATGACTTTTAGTATTTGGATTAAAAGAACAGAATTAAATAATGGGTCAGGTGCAACAAGATTGGCAGAGTTTGGTAATGGGACTGCAAATACAACTAATTTAAGAATTTTATTTGATAGCAATGATAAATTAGGTATTTATGGGAACTCAATAGTATGGAGATTAAGTACTCAAAGTTTTAGAGATACGTCTGCTTGGTATCATTTATTTTTTAAATTTGATACCACTCAAGGCACATCTAATGACAGAATAAGAGTTTGGGTGAATGGGCAAATGATTGCACATACTGATTATGATACTGTTAATAATCCAGGCTCAGGTACAGCTATGGGCTTTAATAGAACAAACGCACAAACCATAGGTCAACAACAAGAGGGTGGAGTTTCAGCAAACAATGGTTTTAACGGATATATTGCACAAGCTTGGGGTTCAGGTGGAACACCTCCTGATGTAACAGACTTTGGTGAAACTGATAGCGATTCAGGTATTTGGAAACCAATAGATATTAGTGAAGTTTCTATTCCTGATTCTAATGGTTTCTTTTTAGACTTTAGTGATTCTTCAGATTTAGGTAATGATTCAAGTAGTAATAACAATGATTTCACTTTAGTAAATATAACAGCAGCCGACCAAGCTACTGATACACCTACTAATAATTTTTCTGTATTAAACGGGCTTCATAGAGTACCTGATACAACAAGAAAAGAAGGTCTTACAACTACTGTTAAAAATAATAATGGTTGGAGAACTCTAGTTAGCACATTAGGTGTTTCAAGTGGTAAGTGGTATTTTGAACTAAGTGCAGGAAGTGAATACACTATCATTGGAGTTGCAGGTGATGCAGTTTATGGTGGTGGTGGAACATGGGAAAATTATCTTGGTTCACTTACAGGTAGTCTTGGATATTACGGAAACTCTGCTACTTTTTTTCAAGATGGTGTTGATAAATCACCTACTAATGTTGCTACTTTTGTAGCTGATGATATTGTTGGGTTAGCACTTGATGTTGATAATGGCAAAGCATATTTTCATAAAAATGGCACTTACCAAAATTCAGCTAATCCTAATACAAGTACAAATGGTTATACGATAACAGGCGATGCACCTTACTTTTTAGGTTTATCAACTTATCAACAATCCGACCAATGTGAAGTGAACTATGGTGGGTATCATGTTTACTCAATCTCATCAGGTAATAGTGATGCTAATGGATATGGAAACTTTGAATACGCACCACCTTCAGGCTACTATGCCTTATGCAGTAAAAATATAGCGGAGTTCGGATAATATGGCTTATACAACAATAGACGACCCATCAGTATATTTCCAAGCCTATACTTTTTCAAAAAGCAGTGGTGCTGGCTCTGCAACCTTTGATGGTAATAGTGATTTACAGCCAGATTTTTTATGGGTTAAATCAAGAAGTAATGCAGACAGCCATGAGCTTTGGGATTCAACAAGAGGAGTAAATGCTACTTTATTTTGTAATGTTACCGAAGCAGAAGACACATCATCAGGGCGTCTTAGTTCTTTTAATACCGATGGTTTTACTTGGGGAACTGCTGGTAACTTAAATGCAGCAGGGGATGTTGTTTCTTGGGCTTGGAAAGCCAATGGTGGCACGACTAGCTCTAATACAAGTGGAACAATAACCTCTACAGTACAAGCCAATACCGATGCAGGATTTAGCATTGTTACTTGGACTTCTAATGGAAGTGCAGGACAAACTATAGGACATGGATTAGGTGTAGCACCTGATGCGGTAATATTAAAAAATAGAAGTGCTACTGAAGCATGGCAGGTTTATCATCAAGACATTGGTGCAGGTAAGCATTTAATGCTTAATTCTACAAATGCAGAAGCAGCTAATACAAATATTTGGTCTAATACTTCACCAACATCAACTTTATTTTATGCAGGTACAAACACATTTTCTTCTAATAATGATGAAATAGTTATGTACTGCTTCGCAGAAAAACAAGGCTACAGCAAGTTTGG